ATTCCCGCAGACTACTCGGAAGAGGATCGTCTGTCAATATATGAGCGTTACTACCACCGAGCCGTCTCCATGTCTCAAGGAGAGTAACAGTTATTGGCCTACCGTAATAGGTTTGTTTGTAGGTCTATGCTATGTTTCAATACTCTTTTTATCGTAAGGAGTTGATATGAATAACGAAGAGATTTATCACTCGATTTTGCTAAGAGAACATTATCGAAAGAAGGCAGAAGAAGTTATTAATACACCAGAAAGAGAAGCACTAGACATTGCTATGGGTGCTTTAGAAGAATTGTCAGTAAATGATGCTGCAAAAGATGCTTTAGCACAGATAAAGGATATCTTGAAATGAAAGAGTTAGTATTTGCTGTGATTTCAATTTGTCTCCAGTCAGGAGAATGTGAAACACATCAAGTAAAGATTGAACCTCGTGTGTGTCAATTAAAGACTGTAAAGGCACAGGTACCTGTCATGGGAGAGTGGAAAGATGCTACAGTGAGATTCAAATGCTAAAAGGAGAATTACATGCACGTTGGAGATAAGGTAAGTTATGATGCTGTTAGTGAGGCATACTGCTTACTGACCTCATATATCCGTGAAGAAGGCAAAATCCACGCCGAGTATGACAAAGACAAGTTACAGAACTTTGTTATTTTTCTCGCAGATATTTTAAAACATCCTGATAACTTTAACCCTACAAAGGATGTATAATAGAAAGGTGATTGATATGAATAAGTTTTTTATTGCTACCGCTATTGTTGTTGCTCTAACAGGTTCAGCACTAGCACATAAGCGACCAACAACTCCAACGAATGGTACAGGCGCACTCGTTACTGAAAAGGGTGTCACTGTTAAGGCACCAGTTGGTTCAGATGTTCAGGTTGATGTTGATGGACGTGACGTTGATGTGACTGTAGATGGACCAGATCGTGGTCTTCTTGGTGTAGGAGTTCTAGGACTATGAGAAAGATTTTAGTTATTGCTGCTCTAATGTTTAGCACTGGTGCTTTCGCAGCACCATATGGCACCTATTATAATCCAGTTCAGGATCCGCCATTTACTGGTGACTGGTCTGTGCCAGTTCATCGTGGCATGTATTGTGTCCAGGGAACTTGGCATCGTGGATGGCTACGTCCATGGGAAGGATCTGTTGTGATCAAGCCTTCTTGTGGCACCGCAGTTTACCAGATCCAGTAAAAGTCGATAAATCTCTAAATAGATAGGAACCTTATGGGTTCCCTTTCGAAAGGAGATTATCATGTTCAAGAATGTTACTGCTAACTGGAAGACCACTGTTGCGGCTCTTATACCAGTTGTAGCATACGGATTAAAGTATGCTGGTGTTTGGCCAGAGTCAATGCCACTTCCTCCACTAGATGAAGTATGGCCATTTGTTCTAGCACTACTTGGTGTTGGTGTTGCCGCTAAAGATAACAATGTTACCAACTCAACAAACACAATTGAGCCACACAAGGTCGAACTATAATATGAACTGGGCGGATTTATTCCGCCCTTTTCACCACTTGATCTGCTTCGTTTAGAAATTTACGAATGGACTCTATGGAACTTTTGCATGTCAAATTGTTCTTATGTAATTGAACAATCAACTTGGCAACCTGACTATCCGTCAGAGTGTTCCATTTCGGAAACTGCTTCACAACAGGACAGTAATACATCGCCTCGTCTGGATGAACAACCATATGACGATAAGATTGAACAACTTGTGTCTGATCATTACAAGAAGCCAGTAAGACTACGGCTAACAATAGAATAATCTTTTTCATTTCATTTGCTCCAGAGACTTGATTGTGTCTTTAAGTATTTGTGATGACTCTCTATCATGACCCGCACCAACATGCTTATCAATTTCAGATACAACAGACTGTAACTTATCTTCCAGTTCTTTGGTCTTTTGTCTCAAACCATTTACAGTTTCGGCCCTCGACCTAGCAAGGTTTTCAATCTCTGCTATGTAAGCATCTCGGTCTTTTATTGTCTGTTCCAACTGTTTTATGTTGTATTGCTGGAGTGCTATTTGCTTTTCGTTATTGACAATCTCACGGTGTTTCATGTATAATCCCCCTGCCATCCCTGCCATAATGACAAGAATGGAAAGCCACTTAACAGCACCTGAGGTAATAAGAGATAAAAGTATGGTAGGCATCTTGACCTCCTGCGACACACCTGCTATACTATATATCTAATATGAGGAAAGGTAATGATCTTATGTTCCTGTAACAGTTTATCTTCCAATACCGTAAAGCAAATCATAGACGACCACTCCTTTGATGATGTTCCTTCCGTTCAGGAGATAATGGAGAAACATGGTTGTTCTGTTGTATGTGCTACTTGTGCCCATAGTATCAAGATTGAAATAAGGAGACATTATGAAAGTGAAGATCGGACCGTATATTAATTGGATTGGACCTTATCAGATTGCTGAAAAGATTCCTTTCATTAGTGAAGACCGTGCTGAAAAGATTGGTGAATGGCTTGCTGCTACTTGGGTAGGTCATTTTCTAAACTGGGTTCATGAAAAGAGAGACCGCAAGATTGATATCCGTATTGATCCTTATGATACCTGGGGTATGGATCACACACTCGCTCTTATCATTGTTCCTATGCTCAAGCAACTAAGAGACACTAAGCATGGTTCTCCTCATGTTGATGACGAGGATGTTCCGCCACATATGCGTTATAGTAGCCTTGGTCCTGATGATCCTGAGTGGTGGCCAGATAACTGGGTTCATTACAAGTGGGACTGGGTTCTAAACGAAATGATTTGGTCATTTGAACAACTCATAAAAGATGATGATATCGAACTATTCAGTCTTGACAAAGACAAATATATTGAGTATAATGATCGTGTTACTAACGGCTTGCGTCTTTTCGGCAAGTATTATCGTGGACTATGGGACTAAGGAGAAAGACTATGATTCCATCCAGTGAAAGTGCAATGCATGTCCTTGAGACAGCATTTAAGCAGCGTGCCTTTGATGGCAAGTGGGAACGCATCGTCAAGATTATGGATCTTGACAACTCTTATTCATTCGTGAATGAGAATGGTAACCGCACTACTCTGATTCCAGAGAAGTGGGTAACAGTTGGTGTTTATGACTATCTTATGGAGGTGGTAGATTGAACACCATCATTCTAGTGGGTGCAATCATAGCACCCATTCCTCATCCCTTTGCTCCACTTGTTGTTAGACCACCAGTGGCAAGAGTGAGACCTTATGTGCCTTATGTGGCACCTAATCCTGTTATTATTCCACCTCAAGTAATTCTACCAAAGAAAGATGAAAAGAATGGCAAATAATGTAAAACTACTACGATTTGTTGGTGAAGAGGTTCTTGCCGAGATTGTTGAAGAGACTGCAACACATATCAAAGTTAAGAATCCTGTTCGTATTGTTGTAATTCCAAACAAGGCAGATCCGAAGAATCCTTCTGTGGGTTATGCACCTTATTGTGAATGGACAGATGATAAAGAGTTGACTTTATCTAAGAATATGCTAATATGTATTGCTGAACCTATAACCGCATTTGTGAATCAGTATAATCAACAGTTCGGAGGTATTCTGGTTCCAGACACAAAGATCATTACCTGATGAATAAATTTTACACTAATGTTGAGATATGGGGTGGTCGCATTCTATATCGTGGTATTGAAAATGGAAAGCGTGTGCGACACAGGGTAGACTACAATCCTACCCTGTTCGTTCCTTCCGACAAGCCAACGAAATACACGACAATCTATGGTGAGTATGTTGGGCCTGTAAAGCCTGGCAACATCAAAGATTGTCGTGATTTCGTGCGTCAATATGAAGGCGTCGAAAACTTTAAAATCTATGGTAATCAACGATATCAGTATTGTTTCATTGCTGATGAGTCTGATGATGTTGTTGATTGGGACATTTCACAAATCAGAGTGGCCAATATCGATATCGAGGTCGGTGAACCTGATGGTGGTGGATTTCCTGAACCTGATGATGCTACTGGTCCATTGACTGCTATCACGATAAAGATGAACGGTCACTTCACTACCTTTGGTGTTGATGACTATGTAAATCGTCTTGACGACTTGACATATATAAAGTGCTATGACGAGTTTGATCTTATTCGCAAGTTTCTAGGATGGTGGCAATCAGAATATCCAGATATCATTACTGGTTGGAATGTTGAGCAATTTGATGTTCCGTATCTTATAAATCGTATCACGAAACTTCTAGGAGAAAATGAAACTAAAAAACTATCTCCATGGGGCGTCTTACAGGATAAGATTCTTGATCTGGGTATGGGTCGTCGTGGGAAAGGATATACTGTTCTAGGTATCGCCACTCTGGATATGCTCGCACTATATAAGAAATACGCTCCTGAAGGCAAGTCACAAGAGTCATATCGTCTAGATAATATTGCTCATGTGGAACTTGGTGAGCGTAAACTATCTTACGAAGAGTTTGGCACACTACACAACCTATATAAAGAAGACTACCAAAAGTTCATTGACTATAACATCAAAGACGTTGACCTTGTTGACCGCATTGATGAAAAGAACAAGTTGATTGAACTAGCACTAACTCTATCTTATGATAACAAGTGCAACTACGAGGACGTGTTCGCACAGGTCCGTATGTGGGACGTTATTTGTTTTCATCATTTGAA